ATTCAGGAGCATTAGATTCCTCAAAAATGCTCACAAAACTTGCATCGGACCAAAACTTGTTAATAGAAATGAGTTCGGACAGAGTAACCATATAATCACCTCAACACAAATTTACCAGCTTCACAACGTCAGAATCCATCGTAGAAGGGAGGTTGCACTTAGAGTAGCATAATTGAGCAAAATAATCAATTTGTTTAAGTTACAATATTTAGGTTAGATTTTTATTTATTTTTACTAATCAATACAAAGTGCAACTATCCTACACGGACTAATAACCGGTAGGGAGGACACCAATAGTGTCACTCAGCACAGTTGACATCAAGAGGGTCAACTGTGCTTCTGCCAGCGCCGTTAGAAGGCATGGCATTTGCGGTAGCAAAAGGGGGCCTTGCGGCCCCCTAGGTAATGAAAGCGGACTTCGTCGCCGGACCTGCCGGGAAGAGCTTCGCTGTCCTTGCGGTAAGCACTCAGCGATTTTTCCAGGATTTTACAAGCATGATGAACATGGTGACGCCAACAATGAGACCGAAAGCCAAAACAACGTTGCTTATAAGCTCGTCAGAAACCAATCTTACCAACTCCTTTACCTGTAATTAAGCCAAGGGCATTACCAAGGCCTTTGACAACGTTAGAGGTAAAACCGAGATTAGCCGCATACTTTGTACCACGATAATTTTGGTCAGCGGAATACCGAGAAGCGGCGGCGGCGATACTGGCAACGATACCTTCCATAGCGGTGTATTTGTCGGCTACGGCCTCTTGCGTCCGGGCGTTGATGTTTGCGGCTTGAATTTGCGTTTGGGCGACAAGGATGGAACCAAGGAGGTTTGCAATTGCGCCAGAGGCGGAAGTATCGACCTCGCCTTTAGCGCCAGCAGACGTAACGCCGGAGGCGGTAGCACCAGAGCCAACGGCGGCGCCATTACCATTCATGGCACTGAGCACGGGATTAAGACCAGCGGCCATGAGGTCATTGACCTCTCTTTGATGGGCGGTATTAGACATCATCTCTTGCCAATCACGATTCTTGGCGGCTTCAACGGCGTTAAACTGCATAGCTTTAGCGTTCTGTTGTTCCTGCCATTCTCGCTGGATACGAGCTTGTTCCGCCGAAGCGGCGGAGTTGGCCTGGGCAATATCCTTGAGACCAGCAATCTGGTCGGCGGCATTATTAACCTGGCCAACAGTAGGAAGCTCCACGGAAGCGGACGAAGCGGGAGCAGATACAGACGGAGCATAAGATACCTTCGGAACGATAGGCCGAGAAGCGGCAGACTTAGCGGAAGTAGACGGCTTCGAAGCCGTGATGGAAGTATCAGTATAGAAGGTACTCTTAGACTTGCCAGCGGTAGCGCCTTTAAGAGCGCCAGCGACAAAGGGAAAACTAGACCCAGCGATAACACCGTTTTTAACCTGGGTATAAGAGCCCATAGGGCCTCCAATAGGCATTATACTATCTCCTTTCAAAAAAAGCAAGGGAGGCCCTCTACGGGCCTCCCAGGGGCATTAGTGATGGTCGATGAGGCCAGGAACGCTATACATAGGCATTGGGCGAGTTGCGAAATTGGTGATATAGATATCAGCAAAAAGCTGATTACTCACCTTAGAGGTCACAGCAAGAACCCGGTCAACATTGGTCTTATCCTCTCTAATCCAGCTGTCAGAGAGCGTGGGAAGCGCCGCATAATCGTCAGCCAAATGCCAAACATCAAGACTTTGCTCATACTGCGAACGCATCTCACCAGTTACCTGCGAGGGCTTATAACGATAGTCGGCCCAGGCTTCCTGATAACCGAAAACCTCGTCATCCTTAGAACCTTCGGCAGAGCCAGTGGCAAAGATTTCCTTGTTCTTCACAGCCTGTTCACCGATATTAGCGAACACGGGCCAGTAATAGTCGAACTTATCCTTGCGGCTCCACATACGGTTGAGACCCTGCTGGTAGGTATGGTCATACCGGGCGACCATAACACCAACAATAAAGCCATGCTCGGTGAAACTCTTGAGAAAATCAGCGTGGGAATCCGTAGTCTGAGACATACCAACAACAGTACCCTGAGGGGTGCCGGTACTCTCCGTGCCGGACTGCTGGATAACCTGATTGACATTAATAGGAATGCGATTGCCGCCAAGATACTCAGGGCGCTGAAGGCGAGCGTCAGGAGACGTGACGCCAAAGAAAGAGCGGACAACCTCAGTATAACGAGAACCACCTCTGGCCTGCTGCTCGTAGAACTTCTGAATCTGGAAAGCGAGACGGAGCTGATTGATGGTAGCGGCCTGGGCGTTACCGGAAGCAATAGCGATAAGACCAGAATTATCGAGATTAGAACCAAGCTGAGCCTCAGTAGGCACACCAAAAGCAGAAGAATCCAACACACCAGTAGGGGGAGTAGTACCAAGAGAACGAGGCTCAGTACCATAAAGACCAGAATAAACACCGGCACTAGACCACGAACCAAGACCACCCAAAGTGGAACCATTCGTCAAAGCAAGGGCTTTACCATTGCCAACAACGTGATAATTGCCAGCCTCAGCAACAGGAATGGTAACATCCGGGCCCTTCTGGGGACTGGGAAGACAGGAAGTGAAATAATCATGATACTTGCTGGCGATATACGGGAGGCCACCTTTCGCCACGTCAGTAACAAAGGTGCCAGTATTGACGCCCGTTACCGTACTGTCATCAAGAGGAACAACAAGAGGGTCCTGCAAATTCTGGTCCCGGAACCACTCATTGATGATGAGAGCATAAGCACGGAAGGGGAGCGCATTGACAGAAAGACCAGGAACGCCGGTAGGAATACCGAAATAGTCAGCGATAGAGCCAACCTTCCAACCGTCAGTCGCAGGAGAAACGAGCTGGGGAATATTGTATTCCGTCTCAGGAATCCAAGCGGATTCCGTGTTCTCACCGCAAAACTCTTTCCAGTGTTGCCAAACGAGCCGGTTAGGAACGAAGAAAAAATACTTGTCCAAATACACGTTATCCATCATGGGAGTAAGAAGGGTCTGCATACGAACAACCATGCTAGACTTAACCTGGAAAGTATCACCAGGAAGAACCTCCTCAAGATAGAAGGGAACAATATCACCGACATTGAACGAAGTCTTGACACCGGCAGAACGGTCAAAACGGGAGCGGGAAATGTCAACATGGGGATTGAGCGAAAAATGAGATTCTGTGTTGCGATTCATTCAGCATTACCTCCTTCAAGCGCAGATTCAGCAGCGAAAGCAGAAGCGGAAACGGACTGAGAAAAACCAAGCTTTTCCATAAAATCAGGTTCACCGGAGCAAGCAAGAAATTCCTGAAAAGAATGATTAAACTTGGCACGAGTTTCAACAGGAAGCTCCATAAAACGAGACTCCATTTCCTGGATGGAATTAAGGGCCTCGGCATAGGTCTTCGGGAACTCGGTCACGTCACCATAAAAACCCTGGCGGGCACTCAGAGCGGTAACATCACCATTTTGGAAACGCTTCATAAGCACATGGATATCACAGGATTCTGCATGGGACTGGATGAAATCATAGATATTTTCCTGTCCGGTCTCCTGGAGAACAACACGGCCTTTTTCATCGTAGTGGCCACCGTAGGTTTTATGGATAGGGGAGCCGGGGCAGGTGGTGAACCTGCCGCGGCGGTCATACTGCGTCATAAATGCCATATCATCACCTCAGCGAAGCAGAGCGGCGGCCTCGACAAGGACAACGGGGGAATCCTCAGGAGTAATCACGCCGGTTTCCGTATCATACTCAGCCACACGGCGGAGCGAATAATCAGAAGGATGGGAACCCATCAGAGAATCAGGAGCTTTGACAGCGTGCTCAAAATTGCGGACGGCGGAAGCGTCATTATAGTCGATGGTGGGAGGCATATAGCCGGTTTTGGCATCACAGATAGCATACATGGGATACTTCATTTCACATTCTCCTTTTCACATTCACCACTACAAAGCGGGCAAGTTTCACGGGCATCAACGGGAACTCTGCGGCCCTCATACACTACCTCATAGAGGTAAGGGCATTCGATATAGTAAGCATTGGGACAAATCATAAACGGATACCACCACGAAAAATCTTAGGAGCAATATTCACCTTCTTGGACTTGGCGGCGGTACGAGTGAAAATCTTCTTATCAGTCCTTCGGGGCATCTTTGCCATTTTCATTCAACTCCTCTCCGTAAGGATTTAAGCCGAGCTTCGAGAGCAGATTCTTGCACTCCTCGGTATTCCGATGCAGATAGTGATGTGCGAGACAGACGAACGCTTTCAGCGTGGGAAGCCATCTCTTTGCGGAACTGACGAAATTCTTCAGCACGTTCTGGATTTTCATCTTCAAACAACCTTTCAAAGTATTTGGGGGGACGGAACTTCTTTCCTCCTTTCTCCGTAGATATGATGATTTCTGGGTTAGGCTGGGAATACAACTCGGGGTGCTCATCGTAATACTGGCGGGCAATGCCAGGTTTACGGCTCATAAGAGTAAATTCGGGAACTATGTTATGCTCTTCGTAAAACTTAGCCTCTGCGCCTTTGAGCTTCTTCATAACGTAGCGGGCGGTATAAGCACAGCTTTCCCAAGTAACTTGACCAACAACAACAAAGCCTTTGGGCCAGCACTTCTGGAGAGACGGAGAGTTATAGTAAGTGTAATATTGTCCACCTTCTTTGACAGTTTTGTAAACCGTCAAATCAGACAAATGCAAACCGAACAAGATAGCGTGATAATGGGGGCGGAACGTCTGGGAGCCATACTCACCGGACATAAAAAAACGTATCTTATCATTTGGAAAATTCTTGCGGATACGCTTCATGAGAAGCTGGAAATCACGTTTATCCAGGGTCAAAGCCGGGATAGCCTCGCCAGTAGCGGGGTCTCCATAAGCAGTGCGGGGAACATGGTCATCATCATAGGTAAAGGTTGCAAAGTAGGCGGAATCATGATACTGTAGCTCTAGCATACAGCGGTTTGCCCATTGACGAGAGTATTCCAAACGACAACCAACACACTGACCACAGGGAATCTGGAGGAGCTTAGAACGGTCGTAGAAGCGACCATCCATAAGCACGGTTTTATCAGAATCACGGGGATTATAGCCGAGGAACTTTAGGATTTTCTTGCCTTCAGGAGTTCGGCCAGTCTCCACAGCAAGAAGCGGATGATAACAAGCCATCAGCGGATAACGATAAAATCACCAGAAAAACCAACAACCTCACGAGAACCATAAAGCGAACGAGCAAACTTAACTCGAAACTTCTGAGATTCAGGAGCATTAGATTCCTCAAAAATGCTCACAAAACTTGCATCGGACCAAAACTTGTTAATAGAAATGAGTTCGGACAGAGTAACCATATAATCACCTCAACACAAATTTACCAGC